ACTTGTCATGTCTCCTAATTTAATTTGTGTCGTTGCTTCTACTTGATCTTTAGTTGGAACAGCAGAATACTTGTCTGCATGTTTCATTACAAATTTTACACAATCACGTAATTCATGATCAAAATAATCACTGTTCAATATACCTCTACATCTTGCATAAAGGTCGTGATTTTTTAACAAAAATTCAATAAACAATTTTTGTAATTCTGCACTATATTCTTTTGTTTCTGCCATAACCTAGTTACAATACTTTTTTGTAAGTACTTTAATTTTTCCTTGATTAGTTTCTGCACACTCTATTATACTTTTTAGTGCAAATAACTTTCCATATTTTACTACTGCATCCGATACATCCTTACAATCTTTCCATGGAGGGAAACTTACTGCCCATTTTCTTTTTCTTGCAATAGCCACCAATCTTGCTCCAGCATGATCTCTATCTGGACACAGTATTATTTTCTTGCCTAACTTTTCTATAATTTTACACTGTGTTTGATTTGCTAAATTGGATGTTACTGCAACTCCATCTACTGTTAATGCATCCATGGGCCCTTCTACTACTATCACATATTTTCTCTCGTGTACTTGTGCATCTAAATTAAACACAAAGTCTTTTGGTTGTTGTGTATAAAACTTTGGTAAACTATCAGGGCGTGAATCTCGAGATGCCCATCTTGCAGTATATCCTACCGCCTTTCCTTTATATACATAAGGTATAAACAATCGTTTGTTTAATTGAAACGTTTCATTATTACACCAATACAATCTTTTATCATATGCACTAAATCCTCGCTTTGTTAAAAATTCAATTACATGGGAGCAATTTACTTCATCATAATATTCATTTTCAGGATCATTATAACCAAAATTTAATTGTTGAATCCAATTAAGTAATGGTTGTGATACTTTAGGTAATTCTATTTCTGGCCAATTAAATTTTATAGGTTCTTCTTCTGCCGCCTGATATTCAAATTCTTGAAAAACTTCTTGCTCTGTTGCAAGTTGCAATTTTAATCGTTGTATGTCTGCTGTATCTGCACCTAATATTTCCAATAACTTTTGAAGTCTAGCAGTTATATGCCTACCAGCAGACCAGCCAGTTTTATAACCACAATTAAAACAATTATATTGAAATTTATCTACATCAAAAAAGAAACCGCCTCGTCCTCTTGTGTCCGGTCGAGGTTGTCCATTATGAATACACATTGGACAATTGCCACTTAACCAGCCGCTAGGTGTTTTACGAAATCCATAGGGTATGTATTGCTGTACAAACTCCAAAACTAAACTCATACTACTAGTTTAATGTCTATATAGAATTTTGTCAATTGTTCCAGTATTAGCAGAATCTTCTTCGTAATAAAATCTAATCCATGCTATGTTTCCACTAAAGTTAAAAGCATCTACTCCAGAAAATGTAGTAAAAAGAGCATAAGGATTAGCAAGTGATAAATCTAATGTGAACCAATCACTAGAATCGTTACCGATAAGATCTAATGTACCTTCTGCATATAATTTACCGGTAAAATCGGTAGCATATACAGCAAATGTATGTAGTCCTGTTTTATCATGTTTTCTAGCATCGCCTTCTACAACATCTGAGAAAAATTTAGCCGTACCGCCTGCAGGCGTACCGCCCAATTCGGTAAATGTAGATAATGTTGTACTATCAATTAATGTTGGTAATTCTGTATCTAAAATTTCTACTGTCCCACTTACACGTTGATTGTAGTCAGAATACAAAGGTCTAACAATATCATCGGCATCTTTAACTGTAACAGTTAGATAATATAATCCTGATTCTAATTGTCTTATATCTTTTTCTGCTAATGATAATTGAGCTGCACCATTGTATTCATCTGTTAATAACAAGGGTCTACTAATAGTAGATGTTTTATCCTGTGTTTTTGTTAGATTGGCTGTCAGATCAAGTCCATTTAGATTCATGGCTTTTCTGTCTTGATCCTTTATTCGAAAAGATATTAAACTGTCTGTACTTTTATAAATTTTAACGGGTCTATTATTCATGGGCAAATTTATTGTCTTAGAATTATCGTTTATATAAGTATAGACTCTCTCTTCTTGATAATTGTAAAATTCAATTGTTCGAGGCATATATTTATATCCATCCTTAATAACTCCACTTGTATTTATGCTAAATATTATTAAAGCATTATGAGTACATCGATCCCCAATATATATCAAAAACTATTAGATTCGTTTCCTTTTTTAAGTTTTTGCACTCACGGTAACAACGAATTCATTGGCATTATACAAAATATGGATAATGTTTTGTGTTCTATGTACATATATGAAAACATTCAGCAAGAAGAAGGAAAAAAGTTATTCTTAGAATTGGGAGACGAATGGTGGTGGGGATCAAATAGACTAATTCCTATTAATATTGTATTGGGCGATAGATTTAAACCATTTCAGTCTATATTACGAACATTTAATGCTAAAGACTTTAATTTAGTTCATGGCCATAGTATTAATTTACAAAATATAATGCAAAAACGAATTAAACGGCGTCAAATACAATTAGTTCGTAAAATGAGTTAAACTTCTAAAACAGAATCTAATCGTTTGGTACCAAACACATCATCACACATATGACATTTGTAACATTGGTTTTTACAATTCTTTAAAACCTTTGCTAATTTAATGGCTTCTTTACTGTTCCAAAAATGTGTATTCAAATTATCTTTAATTTCGTCTATATCTGTAGTTGTGGGGAAGTCTTTCTTTATGCAACTAATACTAAACCACATGTGAAGGGGTGCTAAATTATTTTCATATATTGTTTTAAAACTATCAGCTGAGAAAGATCTACGTTTTGTTTCTATTGCGTAAAGTAGTTTATCTCCTTGGTCAGCATCATCTAGATTTTTTAATCTTCCAGATAGTTTAAATATGTCTACTAACTCTGCAAATTCATCCCAATCTTTATTAGAGTGGATAATAAGGTCTGTACTTGTTCTTGGATTAGTAACACCGGGTTCTAAATGTTTACCGTCGGGGCCGGGATGTAATTCTAATTCGTTTCTCCAACCAACACATGTATTACCTATCATTTCCCAATAACTATGTCCTGTACCTGCCAGTTCTCCACTTTGCCAACAGTCATGTTCTGTTTTAAAAGGACATTCGGGCAAACAACTTTCAAAAACTAAAAGACAAGTTTTTATACCCAACCTGTCTGCTTCCTTTTTTACTTTTCTTAATTCACCACGATTCCTATTAAAGTCTCTATCTAACTGAACTGTTGTATAACCTAAATTAGCATAATCAATAAACTGTTGCGTAGTTCTTATTCCATGGTTAACTGTATTCTTCCAATCCATTTCCGGAAATGTTTCTTGCAATACTCCCAATCGCATTAAATGAGTGTGGCTTATTGTACAACTTCTAACACCATCTGCATAATATTTTCCTATAAAATTTACAAAGTCTTTTGTGATGTCTGGACGAAGCATATGCATTGGTCTATTCATTTCATTAATTGTTAACGAAATAGGAATGCCATACTTTTCTTGAATTGTTAATAAGTTTTTATAGTGTGCTTCGGATGCATCTACTCCCATAGTATTACCATATCGTAACCCAGACGAATGATAGAAAGTAGCACCATAGTAAATATCGTAAATTTCGTTTTTGTATTGCTCAGAGGAATTTTCAAAACATCGTAAATAGAGATCTTCAGAAGGTGTACTATCCCAATGTCCTATTGAGAATTTTTTGTTATATAGTTCTTTCATAATAAGTTCATGTGTACAATTACCAAATGTGCATATGCAATTGCATGTGATTTTTTAAAGTAATAAGTATCATCTGTTGGCTTCTTCCAAACTTCTTCAAATACTTTATCCCAACTTTCTCCTAACAAATATCGCTTTGCAGGACGTATTATTGCCAATATTGCCGCCAGTTGTTCTACTGTTTCTGGCTTCATTTGTTTTATAATATCATAATGATTACTTATATGTATTAACTGCTCTGTGAATTCTTTTTCTAATAATCTATGCCATGGCGGTTCTATTAACATCAACTCTACTAGATGCTGTTCACTAGTTACTTGATTATATACACCCACATTAAGAATATCTAATTTAAAAAATCCTTCCTCTTCTGCTTCTTTATGATCTATAGTTGCTAATCCTGTAATAGGATTTTTGGGCATCTTATGAAAGTATACACCTGTATTATGCTTAACAAACCCTTTATCTTTAGTCAATGCCGCAGGAGTATGTTTAAACAAATTTAAAACAGTGTCGCGATTTGCTACATCAATATCAATATCTGTTGTAGATTTCATCAGTCTCTATCTATATCTGGTTCATTGTTATTATCGATATAGTCGTCATCAGTTGTTTTTGTATGGCCGCACTCTAATATACGTTTTGCAAACAATGCGGCATTAACTGCACCATGCTTTCCTATAGACATACATGCTACTGGGACACCTCTTGGCATTTGCGATATGCTTAACAAACTATCCATTCCATTTAACCCTGAATTCATTGGCACACCTATAACAGGTAAATCTGTATATGCGGCGACAACCCCCGGCAATGCGGCTGCCATACCTGCCGCGGCAATAATAATTTTATTACCTCGTTTTTCAGCATTAAGAACCCACGTTCTAACCTTATCGGGGTCACGATGTGCTGATGCTACAATTATATCAAATGATATATTGTGTTCTTCTAAGGTTTCTACACAATGATTCATTACTTCCGAATCGGATGCACTACCCATTATAATTCCTACTACAGCCATTATGTTTTCCTCTTTGGTTTTTTATAATATCCAGTTCTTATATAGTTTACTAGATCTTCTAGTATTTTATCTGACGAAACAGACCAATTCACTCCACAACCGCGTAAATAATTTTCTGCTCCTCCCCTATCTACTGGACTCTTAGAATACCTATTAATAATATTATTCTTGATCAGTATTTTACTAAGATCTTCTTTTAGTAATTTAATTGATTCCTGCTTCTTTGAAGACATGTTCTACCCATGCTGAATCCTTCTCATTGGTGCTTATTTTTTTCTGCCAATAACTAGGTTCTATATAATCTGCTATCATCTGTATTTGTTCTTCGGACATTCTATCTAATAATTTTTGTGCTCCAGAACAACTATAAAGTATCCATGGAGAAATTCTTCCTGACTTAATCATATGCACAGACATATTAGTAGATACCTTATTAAAGAAGTTAGTCCACTCTTCATTACATTCAGCCGACCATTCTTGCATTAATATTATACCTCGTTCTACTGCCCTATCTACAGACTCTTTTTTCATTAAGTCACATATATATTCATTGTATACAGAATCTTTACTCCAATCATCTATTCGTACACCCATTCGTAAAACAAAATCTATAAATGCTTCTGGATTAATTGCATTTATATCTATAATGTACTTTCCAAACTTAACAAATGCCTTGTAATATTTTGAATCAGCAAATTCGTTATATGTTTTATCATTTTTTGCATTAGTGTTATTTGAATAAAAATTTTGATATGCCCTAAATCCTAATTGAACATGCCTGTCGCCCTTAACCATATGACGCCGTTTTTGTTCACACATGTGAACAGCCAACGTTTGTTCTCGTACGAATTCACGTTCACAATAACCACATTTATTCATTAGTTGAATATTTTCTTAATTTCGTTATCTTGCAATCCTAGATCTTCTGCATACTGTTTTAATTCTTTTGTAGAATTTAACTCTGTCAAAAGTTCTATTTCATCTTCTTTTAAATGTCTATGTACATCTGCTAACCAAGTAGTTAGTCTATTTTTCTTAATTCCTTTACCTGGTTTAACCCATGGATGAAATTGTTTTTTTCCTACACCACATAGTGCCATTAATTTATATTGTAATTCTCCATGGTGCCTGATATCATTAAAATTAACATTAACAAATTCATTAATGGCTGTTAGATAATGATAGTTTATCTTCTTTTCTTTTGAACTACAACAACTAACATATCGCATATATATCCAAGCAGAAAACGCATTCTTTTGTTCTTCTGTTAATGAATCCCAAAAAGACTTGTTTCGTTTATCTACTGCTTCTAATATTTTACCTAGCGGTATATTTTTATCATCCTTCTTCATTATTACTATTATATTACCAAATTTGATTTAAATCAAGTACATCTGGTACTTTGTTTGTTTCTTTTATAAAATAAGCAACAGGATCATTTTTCTTTTGGCCAGTAGGAACAGCAAGAATATGCCCATATTTTAATTTAGGAAATACCCATTTTACTTCGCTATATATATTAACTATGTCTACTGGTTTAAATGATATTTGATAATCACTAAGAGGATTATAACAAAACGCATCAAATCCCCTATCATTAATATGTAATATAGAAATAACTTCGGGGTCACCTGCTTCTACATCTCCAATAATTAAAGACCAATCAATTGGCATTGTAAATTGTCGACCGTTTATACTTAATACTGCCGCAGGAGCATTAAATGATTCTAAAAATATTAAAGGCACAAATATATAATCTACAAATGTAGGATCACTATAATCCATAACACAATATCTAATATCTTCTACCTCTTTGGGTATATTGTTTAATTGATATGGTTCGTTTTCTACTGTTAAAATTAACATCTATAATCTACCTTGTTTATATTGAAAGGATACTTTGCTTCATTATAAAACTTTTTTCTTTTGGCTAAATGTCTTTTAGAAAATTTGGCCGTCGAGGTGATGTCCCAGATCTGTACAAAATCCTTGTCCTCTGCTTTACGAATGCCCCGTCCGATACTTTGAATAACCCGTACAAAACTTTTACCAGGCTCAACAAGAATAAGATTGAAAATCCTAGGGATATTAATACCGACAGAGGCAACACCATAAGTAGCAATAATAATCTTATTGTCCCTATCTTGAATTTCATCGTAATGTTCCTTTCTTTCGTCTGTTTTTACTGAGCCCGATATAAAAACAGAAGTATCTACTCTTTCTGTTAATCCCTTGCCCGTTTTTATTCTATCTATTAATACAAGAGTATTACCTGATTTAGAAATACTTTCTATTAAACCTGCCATATAATCTAATCGTTGTTTATCTCCTACCAAATAAGATAATTCACTTTGATAATTTTTGTATATGGCTGTTTCTTCTAATTGTATAATATTTACTTCACAATTGGCTAACACTCCTCTGTCTTGTAACT